CTCGGTGGTCGCCGTATCATCAGAGAAATAGCTCATGACCGCACTGGCCGAGACGCCACCCACCAAGTTTGCGCGGATGTAATCGGCGGCGTGACTTAGGCCGCCACTGGAACCACGGCCCAAAAGGGTTCCCTCTGCTGCATCTAGGGTCGAGCCCAGAACCGCCGCAGGCGCGCGCTGCGGAAGACCAAGCTTGGATTCGATGTCGCTGACGGCGGCAGATGATCCGCCGACCGGAAGGTTGAGCAGGGAGGACAAAACGTTGTTGCCGCTCGCGAGATAGGAAACGTCACCGGCAAGAGAGCGGCCCGTGCGCACGGCAGAACTCAGCGAACCGAAATCGAAGTTACCGAATTGTCCGAGCGACCCGCCGCCGCGCGTGTTTCCAGAATTGTTCTTCAGACCGTTCGCCTCAGCCGAGACGACGTGGCGAATATCATCGACCGAGAACCGGGTGTTTTGCGGAGAGGTGGTCGAGCGGACGGAACGGCTACCACCACCGACCACATCGAACGTGTCACCATTGAACTCGGCGTCGAAAACTGCGCTCAGCGTCGAATTGTCCGAGATCGGGGCGGGGCGGCCGTCGTTGCGATATAGGATCGCTTCGAACTCCAAGGACATGGAGATCGTGGCGGGTTCGCTCTGCGAATAGTCCATGTCGTCGGGGTCGAACGTCGCGATCTTCGGATTGATGAGATCGAACTGCGTGAACTCGCCACCAAAAACTTGGTAGACTTCGATCATGCTGAAAAAGAAACCCGATTCCAGATCGGCGGAACTGTCTTTGCCATCAGGCGTGCCGTTCGACTGACGAGGTGTGAAGCCGAACCCGGCGCCGGAATCTTGGAACTCTGCGGTGGTGGCGTCATACGACCATGCGGTCTCATTCTGGCTGAAGTCACCGAAATACCACTTCGAGTATTCGGCCCACATTTGCATGACCATGCTGTCCGCTGTGTCATACAGGGACATCTTCATGGGCTGAAGCTTGTAGCCGGTAGTGATCCGGCGCTTCTTGTTGTATTGATTGATTTCTTCGACCTGCGGCTGAACCGACGGACGGTCAAGAGACTTGACCAAGAAGCCAAGCGAATTCTGCCATCCGCTGCTGGCTTCGAGGTTTGAAGACCGGCGGAATCTAACGTAGAACTGATTTTTCTTCCTCGGAGGCGACTTACCATCCAAACCGTAGATGGTAGTCGCCTGCCGAGGACTTCTAACGAGTAGAGCCATGGGTCCTTACGTCTTAGACGTGAACGCCCCCTGCGAGTTCCGGGCTGACCGGCATCAGGCCGCCTTGCTGGGTTGCGTTGTCATAACGGACGCTCATTTCGATGGTCATGGCGTCGCTGGTCTTGTAGTCGAACTGCTCGTAGTTGACGCTTTCGAGGAAGCAGCCTTCGAGAATCCACTGTTCGAGCATTGCGTCGTTGCCGCCGTCGAGCGTTTCGATGAACATCTTGAACTTGTAGTTCGAGCCAGCTTGCGGGGACGTTTGCTGGAAGAAATTCATTTGCTTCTGCATCTGGTGGGTCACCAGATGGCTGACAGCGTTCGAGATATCGTCACGAACAGTCAGGGTGATCGCCTGCCATTCGGCCTTGCCGCCGTAGTAAGCGATAGAGTTGTAGGAGTGAACTTGCTGAGCCTGTTGCTGCATCGACGGACGGCCGACCATTTCAACCTGCTGAGTGAGTTCCAGTCCACCATTGACCGGGCCGAATTGTGTGACACGCACACGGAACTTCTGCTTGGTCTTGGGCATGAGCATCCCACCACGACCACCGCCTTGAGCGCCGCCGAGAGGAACACCGAAATTTTGAAGAGTAGCCATGAATAAGTCTCCACCGGTGAGGGGTATTGTTACTTCTATTTAGGAGAATTCATTAAGCTCGGTGTTTTTGTGGCAAGAAAAAAGGCGGTCAGGGACAAGACCCCAACCGCCAACTTCCGAGTGAAACTCAATCAAACGAAAAATAACTGCTTCAGCGGGTGAACTCCCGCACTCCCATACGCTAACCGGAGCTTACCCGGCTCTTACCTTTACGCGCTAAGCGCACGCCTCCTAGTCTCCAACGCATGAGATTATAGGTTCAGGACCGAAGTCCTTGCAGGAACGTCATCCGACGTTCCAGCTATTTATCGTTCAGTTTTCTTCCAATGCAGTCGGCAACTGGTAACCATTGCCGGTTCTGCTGTGTCTCTGTGAACCAATAGACTTGCCACAGTATTCTGTGTCTTCGAGGTAATCGCTTTGTAATAGCCCTGACAATGGAGGCGGCGAATAAAAGGTAGAGCCGCGTCGAGAACGTCACTTTTCTCCACGAGAAAGGTCTCAAGTCCCGCTCTGGTGTTAACTAGAACCTTGATTGGGCGTGAGCCTGTCCGGCGCATAGTGTATGTATTTAGCGATTATGCTTGCCGGAATTAAATGCTGAGTTACACTCAGACAGTAGCAGGAGGACCCGCATGTTCGACAAGCCGAAGACCCAGTCCATGGCGAAGTTCCTCGTGAAGGAAGCTGCGCGGGTCACTGGCCTGTCCATCGAGTCCCCCGAGCACGATGGCGACAAAGCCAGCGTTTGGATTTACACCGACAGCACCAAATGGTGCGACAGCAGCGGCGCCGGGAGTTTCCGTGGCTCGTCCGAAAGCGACGCCATCAAGCGTTTCTACCGGGAAGTTCGGAAAGCCGACTGATGTTCGCTTACGACTCTCTGCGGCCCGGAGAAAAGGGCGACCTTGAAATTATGTGGGACAAAACCCACGGCCCGCAGGCCATCGCGAAGCGTGAGCAGAAAGCCCGTAGGCTGAAGAGTCGCATCAAACGCCTTCGAAAGAACGGCTACGGGGCGTGGCTTTGCTCTCTCCAACGCGGCGATGAAGTTGTCATGAGGTTCCCGTGGAACGACAAAGATTCTCCCGGTGGTGAACGCGCTCGTGCGTGGGTGAGATGGGTCCAAGAAGACCGATTCTACTGCGAATGGATGCGGTTCGGGGGCGACGCCGGAATCGCGGTTCAGGGAGCCTTGTTCTTCAAACCATTCGGTGGAGGTAGCGCGTATCATCGCGTCGAACACCCCACCCGCGAGGTGATCTATTCCGGCGATCTGGGATACGTCTTTCGCGATGAGTGGGAAGACTGGAAGCGGCGTAAGGCCGCATGGGTAACACGGCGAGCCAACAAAGAGAGGGGCACATGAAGCCTATTGTAGAGTGGCGTCTCATCACGGACCTGAGTGCGGTCGATTACGGACGGCCTGCCACAAAATGGGACATCGTGTGGGATGGTGATCCGGCCAATATCAAACCGGCGCCGGACGGCTATTCGTTCTACGGGTTCTTGGATGCGTATGTTGGCGATCTTGAGATCGGCAAGATTTCGATCCACGACACGCATCAACTGAACCATGTGCCGCGCATCACCATCAATGCCTTTTCGATTTTCTTCCCGAAGAAGAAAAACGGCGGATACGGCAAGGAATTTGGTGACGAGGAAGACTGGAAGACCCGCGCCATCAAGAAGCCGTTCGATCTCGATGCGGCGAAAGCCTACGTCGAGCAGCCGTTCTTCGATTTCTGCGAGAAAGCCCGGCTGATCTCAGCGAAGTGATTGACGGACCAAGTTGGTCAGGAAGGAATCGACCGTGGTTTCGCGGTAGCCCTTCCTGATCTTCGATTGGAAAACATCCTGTGCTTCGCCGAGGCTCGGGAAATCCTTCGTGGCCAGTGATCCACCGAAGCGACCCCAGAACGTGAAGATGCGACCGTTGTGTTTGGCGACGCCATAAATCTTGTCGCTCGTGCCCTCGGTGAACCGTGCGGCATAGAACACTTTGAAAGATGCCTCGCCTTGCGAGTTGCCGTTGTTGTTGTTGTTGCTCGAACCCTGCGAGTTTCCACCGGTTTGTGAGTTGCCCGTATTGCCGCCGGGGCCACTCTGCTTCCCATTGGGATCGGTCTTACGAAGATTGACGTGAGAAACCTTGGTTTCCTCACCACGTTTCGGGCCGGTCATCCAACGAACGACAAACAAATCGCGGTCCATAGCGGGCGGCAATTTCTGAACGATCTGACCGATAGCTCCGTTCAGTTCTACCCAATCCCCAACCTTGAAATTGCTATAGTTCTTGGGCTGCTCGCGCGGCTTTTCGCGGGGCGGGGGCTCGCGGTGGAAATTCGGGCGGGGTCTGCTGGCGCTCGCTTGACCATTTCGGATCGCGCTAAACCGAGCTTCGAACCGAGCACGTTCCTGCGGGCTGAGTTCTGCTTTCTGTTCTTCTGCGCGGGCGGTCATGCGGGCCATGGCTTCACGAGCCGCAGCTTTCTCGCCTTCGGTGCCGCCCCGATTAATCAGTTCTTGAACGCCTTGCGCTCGGGACAGGAACTTCTCAACGTCAAAAAGTTCGCAGAGAACATCTTTGACGAGGCGATAGCCTTCGAAGAGATCGACCAATGATTCCATATACCTATTTACCCATACCACCCAAAGAAAAGGGCGACCCTTGCGGGGCCGCCCAGTCTTTTCGGAGGTAGATAGGTTCTTACAGTTGGATCGTCTGAGACAGCGAGGCTGTAAGGTCGGAGCCGGTGTTGAGGATACGCACCGGGATGTAGATGAACTCGATGGCGTGCAGAGGTTTGATGGCGATGTCGATCCAGAGTTCGTTCGCATCAATACGGCTCGAAGTGTTGTTCGAGTCGTCGCAGACCACGGCGTAGTCGGACAGAGCTTGCAGACCAACCAGACCGTTCAGGAAACCTGCGACAGTCGATTCGGCCGAAGCACGCGTCTGAACATCGTTCTGCTCGAAGAGGAACGGCTTGACAATGTTGTCAAGGTTATACTTCAAGTAGTTCGCCAGACGGGCGACGTTGATGCGGTCCAGAGCCGAGAGGTTCGGGTTGAGCGTCTTCTGACCATAGATCACCAGACCACGGCCCGGAATGTAGGCGATGGGGTTGATCTTGTTGGTGTAGAGAACGTCGCGCTGGCCGGGGTTCAGGATAACCGGGTTGAACTCGCCCTCGCTGGTCAGATAACCGACCGACGTTGCGTTGGTCACCAGACCACGGCGGAAGCCTGCCGGAGCATACCACGGGTAAGCCACTTGGTCGTTGTAGGCCAAGGTGCTCAGCGCGATGGTGCTGGGCGGAATCATGACTTCGGTGCCGCTCAGATCGGTGCTGAGGCCCCACGGGTAGTAGACGCCGACGTATTCATTGGCGACGGTCAGACCATCTTCACCAGTGGATGCGACGTTGCTGCCGTTGTTGGCCCAGTTCGAGACATCGCTACCGGCCGGAGTCAGACGGGCAGGCGTGTCACCAACGATGAAGGCGACTTCCTTCTGGTCGGTGTTCAGAACGACCATTTCGTTCATCAATTCCGGGTAACCCGGCGCGGCCAGCAGATTGAAGTAGACCAGTTCCGAACGAATGTCGTCGTTCGTGCTAATCATGGATTCCAGAGCACGGACCACCATCACGCGCTGAGCCTTACGGCCCATGTGCGGCGAACCGTCAACGTCGTTGCCGCTCGCGGTCACCCAGCGACCGGTGGTCGCCAGAGGCGGGAAGACGGCCGAGCTATTACCGTTGTGGTAGCTCGTCTGCGTGTAGTTGACGTTCGGATCGAAACCACCCTGTGCGAAATATTGCGGCTTCCACTCCTTGACGTTGTTCGTCGAGTAGCGAGTGTTGAAGAGCAACATGCCGTCCGGGTAGGTGCGGGGATCGGGCGCGTCGGGGTCGAGGAAGTTCGAGAGAACCATGTCGGCCTGAAGCGTCGAGTTGTAGTTGTAGGTGCCCGGATGCGGGTTGTTGGTGTAGTTCGTGCCGCTGTCGGCGCGAGCATCGGCGAACACGATACCAAACGGCGAGGTTTGGTCGGTCTTGTCGATCAGGTTCCAACGGAGTGTGGTCGTGTCGTAGCGATAGATCATCGGGTAGTTTTCGAGATCGCTCGCGTCGAGCCACAGATCGTTGTCAACCAGAGCCGTGCCGTCCGACTGCGCGATAGGCGCCGAGCCAGCAATGATGACGCCGTGCGGGTCCGTGTTGGGGAACTTGCGGGCGTAACCTTGCCACTGGTTGCCATCGCCATACATGATGTCGGCGGCGTAGTTGGTGCTGAACCAGAACGTGCCGTCTGCGGGTTCACTGGTCGGCGGGATCGTGCCTGCTTCGTAGATCAGATTTTCCCACTGCGAACCAGACCAGCGGCGAAGCTGCTGGGTGCCGTTCGAGGCGTCGAAGCCGACGTAGATCGTTCCGATTGCGGGGTTGCCGAATGCGGAGATCGCGGCGGCATCCTTGGAGGTGTTGCCGTCGATCAGGATCGAGTTGAAGGGATAGAACGGGGCGGCGAGAGTGACAAACGCACCGGCCGTAGCATTCCAAACCTTGACCTTCCAGCTTGCGCCGTTGTTGTTCGGGTTGCCCTTGACCCACACCGAACCAGCGGCGCGGTTGGCCGGGTATTGGGGGGTGTTGGTCTGATCGACCGTCACGCCGGGAGTCACGCCGGGGGTCAGGCCGAGTGTGGTCAGCGCAGTGCCGCTGAGGTTGCTCAGGATCAGGTCTTGACCCGCCGTTTGGCGGATAACCAGAGCACCAGCGCCCGAGACTTGTGCGAGCACGTTCGGGATATTGGCGGCATTGATGTTGGTGACGATTTCGGAGAGAGCACCCGTGCCCGAGATGGTGTAGGCGGTGCCATCCCAGATCATGGCGAACGAGACGGTAATACCGTTGATCTCGATAGTGTCGGAGGTGTTGATGAGCGAGGGGTTGGACGAACCGGTGACGGTTGTCGGGCGGGCGGCCTTCCAAGCGTCGGAACCGACTTGCAGCCAAGTGCCGTTCATCTTTTCGTAGACCAGATTGTTCGACATCGTGACGACAACGGCGAACTGGCCGTCGGAACCGAACGAAGCGGACGGAACGTCAACGTCATCCATCGTGGTCGTAACGTTGCCAGCCGTGGCGGCCAGCGTCGGTTGCGAATCCCACGCGAGACCCGAGGACGGGTTGCCGTTGGACTGGAAGATACCGAACTGCGTCAGGCTCAGGTCGAGCCAGTGGGTGCCAGCTAGGGGCGGCGCCACCGGAGCGGAAGAAGAAGCCTCAAGCTGCGCCATATCAATGTCGGCGCGCAGGACGTAGCAACGGTTCGAGATGCCGAGGAACTGATACGCGGCATGGAGGCCAAATTCGTTCAGTTCATAGCCGTGAACCGCAGTGCCCTGAACCGTCTTGAAGATCGGGTTACCGAAATTCTGGATCAACTCACGCTGCGAAGTAGCGAGGAAAAGTTTGCCTGCTTGGGAAGGCGCAGTGTAGGGCGCGATGCCAACTCCCGACGAGGCCACCTTGTTGGAGGCCGTTGCCAGAATGATGAGCGGAACCGTGCCGGGACCTGCACCCCCGTAGAAGGATTCGTCGATAATTTCAACATCAACGCCGGGGCTGACAAGAATAGCCATTTTAGTAAGACCTCCGAGTAATCGTCTTTTGTGTATTTAGCCGGACACTGATTTCGGGTGGCCAAAAGA